TGATCTAACGTTTGGTGGTATCATTCAGGATAACGCGAATACAACAAGGAAGTATAACGAGGTTGGAAGTCAAATGAATGCGTTAATCGATTTATACAACTGCGTCAAAGTGTCAATGAATGAAAAGAAAAATCCAAACGACATTTGCTTCTAACGGTGTACAAGCGGCTGTAAATATGGTATAATAGAAGTACTGAATAAAATTATAAGACGGAGTTAAGCATGATTAATGTTGTAAAGCGTAATGGAAAAACCGAAGCGTTTGACCTTGAAAAGTTGCATAAAGTATTGTATTGGGCAACTGATGGAATTACCGGTGTATCCATATCTGAAATTGAATTAAAAGCTAACATACAACTATATAATAACATTAAAGCCTATGATATTCATGAACTACTCATTAAATCATCAGCAGAGTTAATCTCCGAATATACTCCTAACTATCAATACGTTGCAGCACGTCTTATTAACTATAAACTTCGTAAAGAAGTATATGGTTCATATCAACCCTGGCCTCTTCTTGACATTGTTCGTCATAATGTAAAAGCTGGTGTATATGATGCAGAAATTCTTGATCTCTATACTGAAGAAGAATTCGTTAGTTTAAATAACTACATTAAACACGAGAGGGATGATACCTTTACTTATGTTGGAATGGAGCAACTTCGTAGTAAGTACTTAGTTCAAGATCGTTTGACTAAGATGCCTTATGAGACTCCTCAAGTTCTTTATATCATGATTGCAGCTACACTCTTCTCATCATATCCAAAAGAAACTCGATTAAAGTATGTTAAAGAATTCTACGATGCTATCTCGCTCTTTTATGTTTCTCTCCCAACCCCTATTATGGCTGGTGTCCGTACCCCTACGCGCCAGTTTTCTAGTTGTGTCCTCATTGAGTCTGGCGATTCGTTGGATTCAATTAACGCTACCGTTACCTCAGTGGTGCGATACATTTCTAAAAAGGCTGGCATCGGCATTGCAGTCGGGGCTATCCGGGCTCTTGGTTCTCGGATTGGTGACGGCAGCGTCGTTCACACTGGCCTTATTCCTTTTCTTAAGTATTTTCAGGCTGCTGTAAAATCTTGTAGTCAAGGTGGTGTACGCGGAGGTGCTGCTACTGTGTACATTCCAATCTGGCATTTAGAATTTGAAAGTCTTATCGTATTAAAGAATAACAAAGGTACTGAAGAGAATCGTGTGCGTCATATGGACTACGCGTTTCAATTCAATAAAACAATGTATGAGCGTCTTTTGAGTGGAGGTAATATTACTCTCTTCTCTCCAAACGATGTTCCTGGATTGCTTGAAAACTTCTATGCAAATCAAACTGAGTTTAAACGCTTATATGAAATGTATGAAGCAGATCCTACTATCCGAAAGATAAGTCTACCTGCAATTGATGTATTCTCAATGTTTATCACTGAGCGTAAAGATACAGGTAGAATTTACCTAATGAACGTAGATCATGCAAATGAGCATGGTTCTTTCATACCTGAAGTAGCACCTATCCGTCAATCAAATCTCTGTTGTTTAACGGGAGATACATTTGTTACTGTTGAATTAAGAGATGGTTCAATTACTGATGCAATGCTAAAAGATGTTACTACAGATATGAAAGTACTTAGTCGTAATAATAAAACTGGCGAAGACGAATTTAGAAAAGTAAAAGCTTCAGCAATGACTCGTAAAAACGCAACATTAATGCGAATCACTGATGATCAAGGGAATTCAATAGTATGCACTCCTGATCATAGGGTATATACCATGAATCGTGGATATGTTGAAGCGCAAGATCTTGTTGAAACTGACGCATTAAAGGTAATATAATTTCACATTTTATAAATAGTTCTGAGATTAAAGAAGCTAAAAAAATAGGATTATATTTTCCTAAATCGTTTTCAAAAATGAGATTTAATGGTGATTACATGAATTTTGTTAATATTCTTAAAGAAGAATTAGGATTAGAATATAAGCCACATTTTCGTAGTCCAGAACATAGAGAACTTTTAAGAAAAGCAAATTTAGGAAAGCGTAAAATAAAGTAAAATGGAAGAAAAAAATATGTTAAAAATTGAATACCTAGATTATTGTGAAGACGTATATGATATTACTGTTGATAAAAATGAAAACTTTTATGCAAATGGAATATTAGTTCACAATTGTGAGATTAACCTTCCTTGTAAACCTTTAAATTCTGCAGATGATGAAGAAGCTGAAATCTCATTGTGTACTTTGTCGGCCATTAACTGGGGTCTCATTAACGAACCCTCCGACTTTGAAAAATATTGTTCAATCACCGTCCGAGTTCTCGATGCCTTACTTGACTATCAAGGGTATCCAGTACCTGCTGCAAAGCAAAGTACAAAGAACCGTCGGCCTCTTGGTGTAGGTATTATTAACCTTGCATACTTCCTTGCTAAACGTGGTTTAAAGTATGATGAATCGGCCTTTGCTGAAGTAGATCGCTTTGCTGAAGCGTGGTCATATTACTTGATTAAAGCATCGGTGGATCTTGCAAAAGAAAAAGGTGCTATTCCAAAGTTAATGGAAACAAAATATGGACATGGAATTGTGCCAATTGATACATATAAGCGAGATGTAGATGAGTTAGTTAAACCAAATGAACGCATGGATTGGAAACAACTTCGCAAGGATCTTAAAGAGTTTGGTATTCGTAACTCAACATTAATGGCGCTAATGCCTGCTGAAACATCAGCGCAAATTTCGAATAGTACAAATGGTATTGAACCTCCTCGCGCTTTAGTATCTTATAAGCAATCTAAAGATGGTGTGAGTGCTCAGGTTGTTCCAGGTTATCATCGTCTCAAGAATCAATATGATCTATTATGGGATCAAAAGACTCCGGATGGTTACCTAAAGATTTGTGCTATTCTACAAAAGTATATTGACCAAGGGATATCTGTTAACACTTCATATAATCCAGAGTTTTTTGAAGAATCAAAAGTACCAATGTCTCAACTTATTCGTGATATTGTCACCTTCTATAAGTTCGGGGGCAAGCAACTCTATTACAACAATACACATGATGGCGCTGGTGAAGTTAAAAGCGAGTCTTCTTCAGATGGTGATAATATTCAAGATGATAATATTGATGACGAAGAAGATTGCGATTCCTGTAAAATTTAAATAAAGATTAAAATGGCTATTTTTAAAAAGAAAGATCAATCTCATCTTGATTCAATGATGTTTTTTGATGGATCAGTTGATATTGCGAGATACGATCAAGTAAAGTATCCTGTACTTGATAGAATGACAGATAAGCAATTAGGATTCTTTTGGAGACCTGAGGAGATTGATGTATCAAAAGATCGTTCAGATTTTGCTAATTTAGATCCACATGAAAAGCATATCTTTACATCTAACTTAAAGCGTCAGATTATGTTAGATTCTATTCAAGGAAGAGGCCCAACCACAGCACTATTACCATTTGTTTCTATTCCAGAATTAGAACCATTAGTTACTACATGGGCGTTCTTTGAAACAATTCACTCACGTTCTTATACTCATATTATTCGTAACGTATATCCTAATCCATCAGTAGTCTTTGATGACATGCTTGATATAAAAGAGATTGCAAATTGTGCTGATGATATTACACAATATTATGATGACTTTATAAAGTATGCTCAATGGCACGAACTGTTAGGTGAAGGTAAATTTGCGATTGAGGATAAGGTTAGTCTTGAGCGTAAGTTTGTCAGTATTAGTAAACGCGAACTCAAAAAGAAACTATGGTTAATGCTTCATGCAATTAACGCTCTTGAAGGTGTACGCTTCTATGTTTCATTTGCATGTTCATGGGCGTTCGCTGAGTTAAAGAGTATGGAAAGTAACGCCAAGATTATTAAATTGATTGCGCGAGATGAGAATCTACACCTTGCCGCTAGTACAACTATTATTAAATCACTCTTAAAAGAAGATAGTTCATACGAAGAAATCCGTAAAGAGTGTGAGCCATTAGTTCAACAGATTTTTGTAACTGCAATCGAGCAGGAAAAAGAATGGGCTAAATACTTATTTAAAGATGGTTCTATGATTGGTTTGAATGAGAAGTTGTTGGGAGATTATATTGAATGGATTGGTTGCCGCCGCATGCGAGCGCTTAATATTCAATGTCCTTATACAGTACCTCAGGCAAATCCGCTTCCCTGGACAGAACGTTGGATTGCTGGATCTAATGTGCAAGTTGCTCCTCAGGAAACACAAATTTCAAGTTATGTTATTGGAGGTATTAAACAAGATGCTACCTCTGATACACTCAAAGGATTATCACTATGATTAAGTTTTACACAATGGATGGTTGCGGGTATTGTATTGCAGCCAAAGCACTTCTTGATTTTAAGAAGGTGGATTACCAAACAGTTAAAGTTCCCGATGATATTACAACTCGTGACTTTGTTGAAACCTTTCCAGAAATTAAACAGTTTCCCCTTATTACAGAAAATGATAATGTAATTGGTGGTCTTCCTCAATTACAATCATATCTCTTATCAAAAGAAGTTACTACAGGACTATCACTATGACCGAATGCTTTGCATGTGGCATTAACTTTGAAGTTACATTCGAAGAAGAAACTGCCAAACTCAACTACTGCCCGTATTGTGGACAAGAAACAGTTGATGAAATCGATTTAATCGACGAAGAAACGAGTTACGACGATAATAATGGGATTTACTCCGACGATTATTAAACTATAACTTTTCGGTGCTTACTATGTGGATTTATCAAGGACAAGAGGTAAAAGAATTACCAGAAGATTGTGTGGGTTTTGTATATTTGATAGTTAATCTGACTAGTCAACATAAATACATTGGCAAAAAGCTAGCCAAGTTTTCCCGTACTTCGACGAAAACAGTTACTCTGAAATCCGGAGAGAAGAAGAAGAAAAAGATTAAGTCCAAGACTGCTTCAGATTGGAAGACCTATTATGGATCCAATGAAGAGTTGAAGCAGGACGTCATCGATCTTGGTAGTGAGAACTTTACGAGAGAGATACTACACTATTGCTATTCAAAAGGTGAATGCTCCTACATCGAGTTAAGAGAACAGGTTGTCAACAACGTATTGTTAAAACCTGATGAGTACTATAACTCGTTCGTTGGAGGACGCATCCACCGCAATCATTTAAAGAGACTATTTGTTAACTAGCCCAGATTCTTACAGGATTAGCAGGAACTACAGCGAATGGTGCAATAGCAGTAGTGTCTTCACCGATTGCTCGGATATTGACATGATACCCAGTTAACTCCTCCATAACTGGATTACCTT